CTAACTGCTTTTGTTACTGCTAAACCTATTCCAACCATTCCTGCAGTAAAAACTAACATCAAAGGATTAACTCTACCAATAATTGCACCTATCGCAGATATTCTACCAGCTACTGGACCAAGTGGACCTTGTACTGCTGCAATAGAACCTGCTGTATTTTGAAAAATAGAAGATAGTTTTTTTGTACCTTTACCAGTTTTTGTAGTAGCAGTATCAACTTTTTTCATGCTTTGAGTTGCTTTGTCTATATTAGACTTAAACTTCTGTGCATTTGCTATAAGTTCTACTCTGATTGTTGCTAAATTTGATGCCATAATATTAATCTGGGAATTGTCGCATTAATTCCTCTAACTGTTTTGATTGAGTTGGTTCTATTTCTTTATTTTGCCCTTTGGATAATTTATATCCATTAAGTGCAGAAACAAATTCTGTTATTGATAAATCCCAAAATACTTTAGGGGAGAACCTTAATACACCAAGACCTATTTCTAGGTATTGCTGGATTGGGTATTTTGTTGCTCGTTCTCCCCCTGTACTAAAGGGGAATCTTCTTCTGTTTTTTCGCCTGTAAATATTGTTGTTAATATTTGAGCACATAATACTGCTACTTTCATTAAACCAGTTTGCATTACCATATCGCCAACTGCTGGTTGAGTAAATTTACCACCAGCACCTTGTAAGGCTTCGTGCATAACAATTACTACATCTTTTAATGAATAATTATTAAGACCTAAACTATTTGTAATGTCTAAAATTGATTTACCAGTTCTGCTTTCTATATTAACTATACTTTCAAAGGTAAGTCGGAAAGTTCTTTCTTTATCTCCCAACTTACCTGTGATTTCGCCTTTATACTGATTCGCCATCTGTGTCCTTTTCCATTAATTGTTCAAGTATATTTTTTTTTTTAGGTTCGCTTTTTGTAAGTTTTTTTAATGTCTTATTAGCTTTTACTATATCACTTGTGTTTGGATTTTCACAAGTAATTTCTGCTCTATTGCTATAAACCTGTATTTTTTGAACAATCAATTCTTCAACACCTATTGAAACTTTATCATAGGGTTTGACAGGAATATCACTTCTTGTTTCGATAGTAACTACACCCTTTCTAGTAACCTTGTAGAAACCATTATAGGACTCGCCTTGAAATTTTATTTCTATCATCTTAAACCCATTTGTATGTTCCATTATTAATCCTATATTGATTATGCGTCAGTCCAAGTAATTGTACCATTTGATTCAAGAGTTAATGAATAAGTTTCTTCTCCATTGTATTCTCCTGCTCTTTCGTAAGATGTAATTATAAATGCACCTTTTGCAGTTGAAGTATCTCCAAATACCAAATCGTAATCTACTGAATCTCCACTAAATGCAGTTGCTCTTGTTGTAGTTTCTGATGCTGCATCAGTAAATACTCCACTTGCAGATATACTCATACTTCTTATTCCCATATTTGCTCCAAGAACTCTACCTATATCATTTCCTGCTGAACCATCAAATGTTGCTGAATCTTTTGTTGTAATATCAACTGTTTCTCCATTAATAGACATTGATGTACTTCTCATTCCACCTAATGTTACTGGTGAACCTGTACTGTTGTCTTTTAATAAGAAAGCTGAACCTTTTTGTGCTGCCATGTTTTTTCTCCTTGTTTATTTTTTTATTAATTATTTTTTAATTTGTCAATACAAAAACTCTAAATCTTTGCATTCCATGTGTTGTAAGTCCATCATTTTCTTTTATTATATCAGAGAACTCAAATCTCATATTATTAAATGCACCTGATACTGATAAACTTGATTCGTGTAATACATCATAGACTAATGACATAATTTCTTTTATTTCCTTACTTCCTCTATATCTTGAAAAAGTATGAATAATAAGGGTAAAATCACTCCCTTTTTTGTTTTTCGTTCCATCATCTACCATAGTCTGATCTCCTACCTTGACATATGGAAATGCTGTTCCCTCTGGAACAAAATCGTAAATATTGTTTCCACCTAAAGCAGTGGTCAAAGGAGTACTTGCTAACAAAGCATTATATACTGCTGTTTGTAATGTAACTGCAAAATCTGTCATTTAGTATATTCCTCAATTTTATTTTTAACTCTTTTAAATACTGCATTAATAATTGGCTTTTTACTTTTTTCAAAAGCTGGTAGCATAAATGGTCTTGCCTCCATTTTACTTGTACCATATTCTAGGTAAGCTGAATAATCTGCATTACTTTCTACACTTGTAATATCTTTGCTTTTTTGTTTAACAATTATTTTACTTACTAAATTTCCAGTATCACTTGCTGGTGCTTCTCCAGGAGCAGATGCTCTATGCTCTCTACGAGGATTATACATTTGATACATAACCCCTGACTTTGAACCTGTCTGAATACTTTTAATTGCTTCACCTCTTATTAATTGCCCACCACCTTTTACTATTTCTTGAAAAGGAACTTCCATATCTTTTTGCAATCTATTTAATTGAGATAATACCTTTTTTAAATTTTTAACTTTAAGATTAATTTGCATTAGTTTGCCACATCTTCAATAGCTTCTAAAGTAATATAATTATTATCATCATTCTCATCATTAATCTTAATTATATTAAAGGTTCTTGTACCAAATAATATTCTCATCTTTGTATTAATAGCATTTTTAGTACCATTGTATCTTATAAGAAACTCGTATGTGTGTGGGTTTTCTATTTGTCGCCCTGTCTTATCAGTAAATATTTCTTTGCCACCTTTGGGTGTCATTTTTGCATAAGCTGTAACATAGGTACTTCTAGAAGTAGTATAACCACCCATATTATCTGTACTTAAATCAGCATTCTGCAAAGTAATTAAATTTTTAGTTTTACCTACTCTTGATACTGACATTTTATAATCCTAAAAAGTTATTTAATCTTAAAACTTTGTATGGTGCAAATAACATTGCTACTGTATTAGGTATAAGATTAACATTCATACTTGTAGCTATTTCTCTATTTTCATAAAGATGTAAAGCTAACATTTTAATTGCTTGTACTAATGGCTTTGGTACATCACTTGCCGCATTACCATAACCTGCTCTAAATTTAATTTCGTAAGCATTAGCATTTCTTAATTCAGAAGCAGTCGGCCAACTTGATCCATTCTTTAAAACTACTCTACCTTGTTGACTTGTAGTATCAACATAATAATTACTTGTAGCAAATGTTGCTGCTGTATCTTCATTATTATAATACTTAACATGAGTTACTGAAATCAAATTAGGTTTAGGCAGTACTATATAATTTTGATTAGCTTGTAAGTCAGGTGCAGTATATACACCCTCTGGTAATTTTTCATCTGAATAGAAAGGTAATCTATCTAAAAACAAAGTTAAATCTTGTTGTGTGATTGCTCTACCTGTATAGGCTTCTGCCATGTCTTGTGCTAAAAATACAAGAGATTCAATGAGTGCGTTTTCTGATGTATCAGAACTATCAATTCTTGCAAACAATTTAAAGTCAGCAATACTAACTACATTTGTTGTCCAAGCTGTATCTATTTTTAATCCACTCATTATTTAATCCTTATATTTTTTTTCCAAAAACTTTTTTAAGTAGGCTTTTTGATTTTTTTTTTACTTTAGTTTCCATTTCAGTTACAACTTTTTTAGTTGTTTCTGCTGATACTGATTCTGCTCTACCATTATTAATAAAGTTAGTAGCTAATTTCATTTGCCAAGCACTACTCATATCATGAACACTATCTTTTGCATAAAGCATAGTTGTAGTACCATTTTCATTAGCACTTGCAACTTTATCTTGTTTCATTTTTATTTTCATATTTTTCTCCTTTGTAAATTTTGAATAGTTGGGGGAAGTTCTACTCTCGCTTTCCTCCCCCCAAAAATTATTATCCTAAGATAATTTTGTTATCTATAAATTAAATTATAGATTAGCTGCTTCTGCTGCTGGAGCATGAAGTGGATTGCTTTGAGCACCCACAACACCAAAGACAGTACCAGTTCCATGAGTTCCTGAGAAATCAAGTACAACTCTGTAGTATCTTTGTGGACCAACATAACCGATACCATAGACAGCATTACAATCGCCATCAGCATCAATAGTTTGCCATATACCTGAACTATCAACAGTTCCACCTGTAACAAAATTATTATTTGTTACTGCAGTAAAAGTTGAGTTATCAGAACTATCTTCTAGTTTAATATCAACTTTATCAGTTCCACTGAAAGTAATTCCAGGTGCACCTACATTTACTATTGCCATTGAACTATTAAAACCTTGTGTATCAATTGCAGTACAGTCTGTATCTGCATCTTTCACGATAGCATTTAGGGATTCAACAAGTTCAATGTTGTTTTTTAAATCAAACATTTTTTATTCTCCTTTTATTATTAATATTAATTACTGAATAGTAATTTTAGTTAAAGCCTCATCAAGAATAACTTGACCACCCACTCTTCTTCTAGCGATGTATCTTACGTTACCTGATGCAGCTTGAGTGAAAGGATCTCTCATGATAGATAGAACAGTTCTATCAACAATCATATATCCTCTTCTAAAATCACCAAATACAACTGGAACAGTTCCGTTCGCAACTGCTGGCATATCAGTACACTCAACAATAGGGTGTCCTAAAATATTAGAACCAACACCCATAGCATATACACCTGGTTGGAAAACATATTGTCCTTCACCATCTTGCATTTTTCTAACTGCAGCAAGAGTTGATCTAGACATAATCCAAGAACCATTTCTAGCGTATTCTGCTTTAACATTGTGAGCCGCATTGATTAAATCATCTGCACCAAGAACGTCATTAGTAATTGATGTTTGTGATCTACCTGCTGGTAAGCCTGTAAGAATACCTTCTGGTTTTCCAACAGAGTTTCCTGATACGAATGCCGCACCTTCTGCTTTTGCAAATTGCTCTGTAAATTCAGAGTTCATTTCTGCTTCAAGATTGAAAACTGAATCTTCAAGTTCTTGTTCAGAAATATCAACCAAAGCATACATTTCGTGTGCTGCGATTTCTTCTAAACCAACTGTGTATCCAGTAGTTTCGCTTCTTGTACCTTCTTCAGCAACCCATTGAGCAGTAAACTCACCAGTTCTTTTAGGAACTTGAATGCTTCTTTGAGATGTGCTTCTGATTCTAGCAATTGATCTAATTGGAGAATATTCAACTATTCCTTTAATTAGTTCTCTTACATATTCAGGTGGAGCAAGGTAACCAGCTGTTGTATCGTTTCCAACAGTTAATACTTTAACTTCATCTGGAGATAGGTTTTCTTTACCTTTTCTTAACCATTTATCAAAAATTTGAACATGCTTTGATTCTAATTTTGAATCATTTGCAAATCCTGGTCTTGATATAATAGTTTCTAATTTAGCCATTGATTCTTGGTTTTGCTTTTGTGCTTCAGCTTGAGCTTTCATGCTTATTTCCAAATCAGCAAATTTATCCATATCTTTTTCGATTTTAGATAACTTTGCTTCTGTTACTGGATCAGCAGTTCCTTTAGCTTCAACTTGTGCAAGTCTTTCGTCATTTGCTTCTTTGAAAGACTCAAAAGTTTTTCCAAGAGTTTCAACAGCAGTTTTTACTTCATTGTTGTCCATAATTGTCCTTTTGGTTTTATTGTTTAATTATATTAGCAACTTTATTTATTAAGTCAGCTAATTGTTTGTTGTCATCTCCAGCATCTCGCTGTGATAAAGATTCCGATAATGCTTTCGCACCAATCTTCGCCTCTGTCCGAGAAAGACCTCCTGCCTCACGCAAGATTTTCTCCCACTCTCGAATATTTTTAGCATTTCCTTTTACAGTTTCTATTAAAGCACTTTCATTCATTGGGAAAGTTACTAAACTGATTTCCATAAGGTCAACTTCTTTAAGAGTTCTTACTCCTCTCTTATTTTCGTTGTACCCTTGTTTTTCTGGATCTGCTCTAAATCCTATTGACATACCATCTAATGCACCCATCTTTAAAAGTTCGTATGCTTCACGACCTTTTTGAGTACCCATAGCCAGTTGTCCTTTGACAAATAATCCTTTTGAATCTTCGTACATTTCTGTAAAGACTCCGATAGGCTCATCTGTTTTATGTTGATATAACATTTTAACTTTGCTTACTGGTCTATTTATTAATGATTTAGTAAATGCACCTTTTTGCATAATGTCATTACCTTGATCTTCATTTCCAAATATAGAACCATAGCCAGTAAATATTCCTTTACTATTTTCTGCTTTGATTTCAGATTCAAAAACTAATTTCTTTAATTCTGTATCGCATTGGCAAATGCCATCATCTTGACATACACAAACACTTTTCATAGGTTTTTTCTTTTTAGGTTTATGATATTTATCTTCATCATCATTATAACTCTTACCTACTGCTTCTAAATATTCTTCATGAGAACCACAAGGCATATAAAATACATTGCCATCTTGATCAACTCTATGAGTTCCTGTGCAACCTATTTCTCCTGCTCTTGCTTCTGCAGCATCTTCACGATCAAAATAATCTTCTTGCTTTTCTGTTATTGGTTCTTGTTTTGCTTTAGACGAGATAACATCAGTCAATGATTTAATAGCTTCGCCCATTTTTTCTATATCGTTCATAGAATATTTCTCCTTTGTTTTATTTTTATATTGAGAATTACATACAGCTAATCTTTGCTCTGTTGTAGGAAATTCAGAAGTAGTCTTATCATCTGACATACATCTACTTATGAAGTCCTCTCTCGTTTCTTTATCTTTTGGTTTTACTAATGGCATTATTTACCCTTAACTTTTTTAATAACCTTTTTGCAACAATTATCAAACCATTCATATTTGTCGTTAGTTCTGCATAACACAATACCGATTATTATTCCTATTATTATTTCCATTTTTTTCTCCTATAAAAAATCAGGTGTAATATAAATTGATGCACACCTACAGTTAATTGTATTCCCAGCAGAACCTTTTGGATCTCCAGGATATTTTAATCTTTCACCACCAACTACAAAATCAGACTCCAATGGTACTCTTTGTCCTGCAGCAATAGAATGACTTAATCTAGTACGAGCATCTTGAATTGCAACCCACTCTTTAACAGTACCATCTATATTCATATTTTCAGCTACTGCTTCATTTGCAAAACCTGCAACTCTATGAACTTCTGTTCTAGATATAAGGTTTGCTCTATATACACCCATACCGATAACTGTATTTCTTAAAGCAACTCCAGTAGCCTCTACTGATAACCCCTCATTATAAGAATTATCAATTACTTTTGCTAATCTTTTTCTAGTTGTTTCGTCTATATCAGCAACCCAAATACCAGTATTTAAAGCAATAAATTCTGCTAATTGATTTTCAAAGTCATCATCAAAATCTTTAGAAAAAAATCTTCCTAAAGCATAATCTTTAAAAGCATAAGCAACACTTCTATAAAGTGTAGTTAAAATAAGTTTTAATTTATCTGCTTGTTTTCTTAACTCCATATCTAACATGATTTGACTTCTTGTTTGATATGCTATCTCAATTTTATTTGCAAACTCTTTAAAGTATTTATTTAATACTTTGTAATATTGTCGTCTAAATGGTGTTCTTAATCTTTCTTGTTGATACCAAGTTCTTTCTCTAACACCTTTAAACAATTTTAATTGTTTGCGATTAAAAAACATTATCTACCTATAGATACACATGAAATACTTATTACTCCATTTGTACCATGAGCTCTTAATCCGTTTATAAAAGTTCCATCTGGAATTAGAAATAAATTTACTTGACCTGCTCCAATTACCATATCAGTTAAAGTTGCTGTTCCTGAAGTAGCTGTAAAACTTATATGAGCTTCAACTGTTGCTACTACTCTTACCAATCCTGTTGGTATTACTAAAGCACTACTTGAATTGCTTGAACTTTCAGCAGCGATTGAAAC